GCCGTGTGCGAGAGTATCTCATAAAACACCGACCCACCATGACAAACGCAGACATGGCGAAGCATTGCCGAGAGATCACAGCCATGATGTTCGTGCCTACCAAGGCCGATACTGACGTGGCCAAGTTTCTCAACCCCACCCCGAGTGAATTATGGTGGCGGCGAGTTGCAGCGACAGTGAACTGGGTGTTCAACCGAACCCCACCCAGGGACCTACAGCTGGCAATGCGAGATTACAGGCGAGTCAACCGTTGAAAAGCCCCAGAGCGAGTACAATCTATCCGAACCAAGCCGACCAGAGAAGTCTGGTTACTTGCGGAACAGATGAACAAGGAGAGTTCGTTGGATATGGTCAAGATAAAGTACAGACTTGAGGGAAAGAAGCGGAAGACGAGAAAGCTAGCGTCGCTTGGGCCATTAGGAGGACAAGTGACGTTTGGTGTCCATGATTCGGACATGCAAACTTGCTTGAGGGGGGTACTCGAACGGGTGTTTTTCCACAAGATTGACGGGGTCTACGGGCCGCTGCTCAGTCCAGGGAAACATGTATTTGATGCCTTCCTAGGAGACGCGAGATCGGGTCTGCGGAAATTGATGCGAAAGACGGCTCCATACACCACTGAGAGATTCATTGGCTGTTATGGTGGCAGTAAGAAAAAGCGTTACGAAGCAGCCCGTGACTCCCTGTTGTTAAAACCAATAGAGAGAAAGGACTCCTATATGTCAACATTCGTGAAAGCGGAAAAGTTGAACATAACAAGCAAGCCGGATCCGGCACCGAGGGTTATACAGCCACGCACTCCGCGGTATAACCTTCTCCTAGGGAAATTCATCAAGCCCTTGGAGAAAATGTTGTATCGAGCAATTAACGAGTTGTTCGATGACGACACTCCCACTGTTTTTAAGGGTCTAAATGCGGACGAGAGGGGGCAAGCCCTCGCCCGCATGTGGAACAGTGTGGATGATCCAGTAGCGTTGTTTTTCGACGCCAAGAGGTATGATCAACACATACTCGTAGATGCCCTTCGCTACGAGCACGGATTTTATATCGACG